GTCGACATGCATGATTGAGCGTTCCATTGTTCGCCTCCGCAAGAACGTTTGTTCTAGTATATGATAGTTCCGCGAAGCTGATTCGTCAAGCGAGAAGTTTTTCCAGCGGTGGAACTTTACAAATTCTTCCTTTTGTCGTGATCTTCTGGGGGTGAATGGTTTAAAATTATGATACCATCTTAAATGGTTGCTTTTTGGTGAAAAATATGGTATTTTGGATAAAATAATTCATATGGGGTGGTTTTGAATGACATGTCCAAAATGCGGTTCTGAAAATGTGCTGGTAACCAGCGAGCAAACCAGCGCAAAGACCAGCGGAAAAGGGGCGGGGTGCCTGTGGTCAATTGGACGCTGGTGTTTGATTATTTGTACCTGTGGGCTTTGGCTTCTCGTCGGAAAGCACAAAGGGAAAGGGAAAACCAAAATTAAAAACAGTACCGTTGCTATTTGTCAAAACTGCGGCAACAAGTGGAGCGTTTAAGTGCTCATCGAGGCCTCCTCAATTTTGAGGAGGCCTCTTTTCTTTCATCCCACTTCCGACACCGGCATGTACGTCGGCTTTCCGTGCGTCATCACATCGAATTCCAGCGGGGCCACATCTGTGCTTTCTCCGCCGCCGATCGCGGTTACGCTGACCACTGCGTCGAACGCAAGCTTCGCGCCGGAAGGGAATTCCCACTCGAATTTCGTATCGCAATCCGTGCCGGATTTCCATGCGAGGCCTGCAACATAATCGTTACCGGGATCACCAGGGCACAGCTTGCCGGAGAGGGATACCGTCAGCGCTTTGCCGGTCGTCATGCGCTTCATCCAGCCCTCCGCATCCATCGGTGTCCATTCCTGCACGCTGCCGTCGATCGAGACGGAGAAGCTCGTCATTTCCGCGATGGGCACCATTTCCTCTGTGGTGCTGGACCGCCCGGATTTGCTGATCTTAAATTTATTGTCAAAGACCGGAAAAACACCTGTTTTCGGCATCAAACATCATTCCTTTCTGTAGCATATCTTTAGGTTGATCACATACTCATACACTTTTTTCACATCCCGTCCGACTGGAACCGGGGCGGCACCAGGATCGACGAAAACCACCTGTATGCCGCCCATCTCGATATGAGACAGGCCATAGAGCTTTTCATACAGCTCTATGGCTTTCTTTTCCGCCGCAGAGGGGTTCGTCGTCCAGTGGACGAGCAGTGTCACATATTTGTAAGCGTACCGAGTGTAGGCCTCACCGCCGATGCAGATGCGCTGGCCGCCGGATGCGCGGTTATCGTTATACACGCCTACACACCGGTCATAGTTTGCGTCGATCGCGCCGACGGTCACGCGGCCTTCCAGCTCTGCATCCTGCTGGAGCAGCCATCCGGCGACCTGTTCAAGGGTCAGGGTCACAGCTTTGCCTCCTCTTTATATAACTCAGCAAATTTATCCTGTGCGAAGGTCTCACGCCTGCCACCAGGCTGCCAAGGCTCCAACCAGAGGCCGCCAGCGTTGGGGTTGTTGACGGTCTGGAAGTTGTACTCTGGATGATAGTACAGGCGGCGGGCCTGCGGGGCGTCTGTTGTGAGCAGGGACACGATTTTGCCATCGGAACGAAAGGTTTCGGCGAAAGTAGAGTTGTTTTGCATGTCTCCGCTGTCATAAGGCATGACCTGCTCTTTGACAACATCTGACCTCAATTCATCCACCGTTTCCTCCACCGCGCGCAGAACTGCCTTTTCTAACTTTTCGATCGCTGCATAGTCAAGTTCGATTCGGATGCCGTCCATCAGACCAACTCCAGTTGCGTATAATTTACCGTGCCGTCCGGGTTCCGCGCGCGGGATGCGCTGTAGATCACCCGGACGGTTTCTGCCCCGGCACCGCGGATAACCACCTCGCCAGCGATATCCCGGCCCGGTGCAATATCGCCGGGGATCAACGCGCAGGCATTGAGCTGGATGAACTGCCGTTCGGCGTTCATGACCTGCCGGGATCTCTCGGAGTAATTGCATTTGCCTTCAAAAACGGTCTCTTGTTTCGGCGTACCGTCGAGATTCAGGCCCGTTTGCAGCTGCACGGTGATCGGTGTGCAGCAGGCCTGCGACGGCACGAGCTGCGGCCATTTCAAGCGCGTCACCCCCAATCCAGCCCACGGTAGGTGAGCCCCGATTGCTGCAAGAGCGCATAAATGCTGCGCAGGGTACTGACGCCATCCTGCTGTACCAACATGGATTTATCCCACGACATGGATACCCCGTTGATCGCATAAGAGGAGAGCGGATTGCTGAGCAACTCGCCATATTCGCGCAAAAAATCCGCCTGTAAGCAGACAGCCCTTGTCACAAGCTCCTTCTGCCGCTCCGCCAGTCGATCAAATCCTTGACCGATAATCCGGTTGAAGGTCAAGCTATCAATGTCATACTCGGCGGATTCCAAATTTTGCTGCGTTGCGTCTCCTTCCGGGCAGATACGCATGTAGTCATCTATCGTAACATAACGCATCCTTGCATCAATCCTTCTGCTCTTTTACCTTTTTCAAGGCCTCCTGTGCGGTTTTGAGCTGCTTTTTCAGGGCGGTGTTCTCGTTGGCCACCGTCTGGAATTTGTCGTAAGGCACGGTTTTGCCTGCGCCATGCCGCACGAGTTTTCCGCTGTCGTCGAGGATGTCAAAGCCCTCCTTGACATAACGTTCCTGCTGCGTCTGATCGATCGTATAGACCTTGTTTCCCTTTGTTGCCTTCATTTTAGTCCCTCCTTCAAGCGCCCACGGCTTCCGCGTTCATGGCGACGCCTGCAACCTTGTTTTCGATCAAGAATAGGTCGCCGTAGTTGCGGTTCTGATAGAGGTAGCCATCGGCTGTACGGCTATCCGTGCCAGGCGTAAACAGTTTGATATAGCTGTATTTATCCCGGCAGATGACCGCCGACGGGTGCAGGAGGATAAAGTTAATCTGCTTCGCGTCGGATGCAGGGACGCAGCCAGTAGTAAAGTCATACTTCGTCTTCATGCGGGCGGCGGGTACCATTTTGATCTGCACATCGTCGAGGCTGTGCACCTGGCGATTGATCCCGCCGGCGGAGGATACGCTCATCACGCGCTGGATGCCTTCGGCTTCTTTGATGATCTTGCGCGCTGTGGGCGTTGCGTAAATGATGCGGCCTTCTTCCGGTACGCCGGCCTCGTCCATTTTCGCCATATATTCATCAAACATTTCAAGGATGACCTGTTTGGTGAGCGCCGTAGAATCTGGCGTTGTGCCATATTCCAACAATTCGGTGTGCAACTTGGAAAATCGATAGGAATCCTTCTCGGGGATCGCCTGTTCCTCCTCAAAGGTCGTCTGGATGTTGGCGACAGATAAAACGAGGTTTGTTTCGTCAATATCCATCGGATCAATGAAAAATTCCACGTCTCGGTCATGGGCGAGCTTTTTCGGCTCCCAATCGTTGGACATGGTGCCGGCATTAAATCCAGCGGTACGGGTGTGATCCTTATACCCGCTCAGGGACATGCGAGGCAATTTGATTGTCTGTGCATTAATAAACTGCACGCCAGGATTGCTTTTGGTAAGCGCATCGGAGCACAGCTCCCGCGCATACTTCTGCGCGAGCTGGCGCGCAAAGGTTTCGGCGTAATCGTATGCAGCCATTGGTCATCATCCTTCCTATTTTGTGTTGTTTCCGAAGATCGCGGCGAGCGCATCGTCATCGGTCTTTGGCTGATTTTCGCTCCCTCCAGCTCCTACCCGGAATCCGCCGGAATTGTTCTTCTGGTCGTCCTGCTTTTTCCATTCGGGATGGCGCTTGAGGACTTCCTTCAACGCTTCTGCAACGGCGTCCTCGTCGAGTTCATCCCCCGATTTTTCGACAGCATGCATGGCAAGCAGCACTGCGTCCTCCACTGCTTCGGGTTTTACACCCTCCTTGTATGCGGCAAGCTGCGCGCGGGTTTCGACAATCTCCCGATGGAGGGCAGCGCTGTTGTCCTCGGCAGGCTCACCCTCGCCCTCTGCGTGAGAAGCTGACGGAGGGGCAGCGGGTGGCTGCTGGGCCTGCTTCTGCTTTTTGAGCCAGTCCTTTTCTGCGCGTTTTAGACGCGTGTTGATCAGAGCGTCAAGCTCCTCCTGTGTTTTTGGCAGATTGGGCTCTGTCCCTCCACCGGGAGGATCGGCCGGGGGCGGAATCTGGTTGTTCGGGTTTTTGTCGGGATTCTCTTGGGGAGCCGGTTCCGCAAACAACTGGAGCTGCGGCCTCAAAAAGGTTTTGCTGTTCTGTACGGTGGTTCTCAACATTGCATATCGCTCCTTTTATAGCCTGTCGGCTGTTATCCTTGCAGAGTTTTACGCCTTGCAGCACGTTTTGGGCATAAAAATGACCCGCATTTCTGCGGGCAAATTTAGCAGGGCTTCCGCCCGCCTCCCTTGCGCTTTGGCATTGTCCTCACCTCCTTCAAATGGACATGAAAAAGCGCCTGCCGGATGGCAAGCGATTTGATATTTTAACATATAAAGGCATAAAGCAAGGGAAGTCCGCTTTTAGCAGGCTTCCCTCGTGAAATGGCAATTGGCGGGTGTGCCCCTTCCCGCATTTCTTTTGACTCAGAGGGTGCGTAGCAGCACAATCTCTACTTCAATTGCCTGATTTCAGCATGTTTTAATCGTCTCTATGGTTCGGACACTTGGAACATATCTTCTCATAGTCATCAGGAGTAAAGGCCTCCTGCGGAGCTGTCCACTGCGGCGCGCCGTCATCCACTACCATACAGATATCAAAGCAGATGGCAACGTCTATTTCTTCGCCCATCAGCGGGCAAAACACCTTATCTTCCATACCGCTTTAACGCCTCCAATATCTTTTTCACCTTATCGTCAAATTCCTCTGGCCCAAACGCCGTGCGTATCGATTGCTTTTCCCGATCGACATATATAACGCCCTGATCGGAATAATATCGCTCAAACCGGCCATTCCAAACGGTGACGGAAGCCTTTGCATTTTTGATCATTTCCTGCGCCTGTTCCTGCGTAATATTGTGCTTCCGCTGTAAATTGATATGTTCATCGTCAAATTGCAACGCTTCGATCTCTAGCGGCTCCGGATCTAAGTGGAGCACGCCGCGGATGCCAGATTCACGTTTGATCTCTGCATTCAGTATAGCATCTTTTTGGGAATCTTCCAACGGTATTCCGTATGTTTTTTCACGCCAGTAGTCCCTACGCAGCACATCCTTATGTTCCCCGATAAATTCCCGGACGTTTTTTTGTGCCTCCCGCGCCTTTTGCTGACACGCTTTCTTCTGGACTTCGTCGAGCGTGCCTTCAGCCATACGCTTCCACTTGCGCACCTCGCGTTCCAGCCCGCGTTGCTGCTGCTCCAAGGCGGCGGTTTTTCGGATTTTATCCCCATCCATATCCATTGGCGGCGGGATCGGGTCGCCGCGCCTCCATGTCATCAGCGTATGCCGACAGTTTGGGTGGAACAGCCCTTTATTGACCGCAACGGAGAGCAGCATATACCAATGGCCGTCATTGCTCAAACCCCGGTCGCCGCTACGCTCTCCTGCCCACGCGCCCCAAACATCATCAATGTATACCTTGCCCTGCCAGGGCAGGCACGTTTCTGAGCAGGCGCCGTACTGGCTGACCAGTACCGTATCCACGCCGAATTCAGCCCGGCGCTGCGCTTCGCCCAACAGCATAGACCGGGTTGCAGCGGTGCGCAGGGCCATCTGCGCATAGTCGGCAATGTTGACCCGCCGCCCGTCTTTATACTCCACACAGTAAATCCCCTGCGCTAAAAAGCCCTTCACCGCCATATCGATTGCCTGCGGCAGGGTAATAGCCCCTGCTGACATAGACAATTCCACGCGAGAAATCGTTTGCCGGTAAGCATCCTCCATCGTGCGTAGGGCGGCGCGTTCCACACGGGATTCCGTCGTCTGGATTTCATCAATAAGGGAGTTCAGGCGACGGTGATTCACTCCAAAGAAATGATCGTCTTGGATGGACTGCTCCGCGCGTTCCGGATCAATCTCAATCAGTTCCTGCTGCGTTTGCTCCCAACCCTCATCAAACTGTTCACGGAGCATCTGCTCTGTAGCTTCGTCGATTACGGGTCGGTATTCTTCCATTAGGGCCTTGTTTTGCTTGCGGTACTGCTCCAGATTGCGGATTTTGAGTGCCTGCCAAGCAGGCCAGCGAAACTTTTCATTTTGTTCCCACTCCTTGTGCCCGGCAAGATTGCGAGCGAGAGATGCAATCAGCCGCAATTCCATTTCCTCAAACAACCGGGCGATCTGCTGCCACGTCATACCACCACAGCCTCAGTGGGCAACTTATCCCGCAACCCTCCGCCGATAGACGGTTCTGAAAGTTCTTCGATTCCACGCAGCGCTTTGATACGGGCAACCTCGGCGGCTTTCCATTCTGCGTCTTTGCTGTTACCCCACATCTGATCAACCTGCGTTTCGATGCTCATGGTGGCGGCCGCAGCGGCTTGATTAACCGTCTCAACGCGGGCGTCAAACGACGGCGCGCCGTACTCTCCAAACCCGACAGACGGATTATAAACGCCAGGGGCCTCCCCTCGCATGAGATCATAAGTCGTCAGGATTACACGGATGAGCTGCGGCAGTACCTTTTCGAGCACGCCCGTTATCGTATTGCGCGTATAGCCTGTGACGTCCTTTTTTTCCCGCTGTGCCTCTGCGCTGCTCCTTTTTCCCACATCGATGCCCAAGGTGGCCGGTGAGACAATACCCTGGAGGCACATATCAAGAGCGGCAAGATAGGAGGACAAAAACGCTTCATACCGAATTTCCGGCTGGACCATTTCGATTTTGCTTGTGTCATTTTCGCCGGACGCAGATTCCGTCACAATATATTCGCTTCCGAAATCATTCATCCGCATTATCTTGCCAGTTTTAGGGTCGGTGGGAACAAGATCTCTTGGAATGTATTTCTTGACACGGCCCGCACGGATCGCATCCCACCATTGGCTGATAACCTCATCAAGCGCGTCGAAATCGTCAAGCTTGCTCTCATAGATCGCCTTGCCCCGCCCGGAAAACTTGGGGCTATCATAGAACTTCAGCGGTACGGCCATTATGAAGCCGCCATCAAATTCGACCGGTTTCAACCCTGCGAGTTCTGGAACACAGTCGAGCGATACCTCGTGTTCGCCCTCGAATAGCGCATAGCTGACACTGCCTTTGCGGTAGGTTTCACAGAGCCGGTATTCCCGGTGTTTTTCCCGGTAAGTCGTCCAAAAGCGTATTCCTGTGATCCGGCCGTTTTTGTGAATGTATTCCACACGGTCGGCTTCGTAAAACTCCACGTGGGGGTAAGGGGAAGCTTCCGGATCCTTCGGATCGTCGATCATGATTTTCCAGGCCCCGTCTCCCGATTTCAGCGCGCCGGCAATGCCTTTACCCACCGCATCCTGAAAATCCAGCTCCTGCGTGATATCCTCCCATGCTTGCTTACCTGCGTCCCGATTAAACTCAACGTCGTCCATATCCGATTTAACGAGATAGGCAAGCGTATCCACAAGGATTGCAGGAAGACCACTGTGAATTTTTCGCAGCTTCAGGTTGTTGCTTGGAACTGCTGCCCAAAACCGCGCTGCGTTCGTGCCGTCCTGTGCGCCGAGCTGCTTATATAACTGCTCCAGCTCTGCGGCCTCTCCGCGATACCAGATTTGATTGCGAATCACCGAAGCTTGATGGCTCAGCGGTTCCTGAAGAACAATGCTATTTTGCGCCGCGGGCTGAATTTGCAGCCAATTGCGAAGCATACTTTTCACCTTCTCCCCAAATTTACTCATTGATGCGTTCCTCCTCGCCCGATCCGGTTTTTGTAGGGCAGCCACGAATACTGATCGGCGTTAATCGCATGATCGTGGCCGTCCTCCGGCTCGTTATCCCTGTCTTCCTTCCAACTGTAGGTGTTCAGTTCGTCAATCTCAGGCTTACAGTAGTCCTCCACCAGTAGAAAATACCCACTCGCCATCCATCCGGATTGCAGATTGATACGGTCAATAATCTTCGTCTTTTTCCACGCGGGCACAAAGTCATAGATGCTTCCGTGCAGCCGCTTGTATTTCTGGCATTCGATGATTGTGGCCTCGTCCGCAGAATCAATAAAGACGTTACGTGCGAACAGTCCGAAGAGCGCCCGGTATTTTTCGAGAAATGCGATCAACAGCGGCGGAATATCGCTAGGTGCCAATGCCGTTACGCGATCCCGATTGTTATGTATCTCCGCAGCCAAGGTAATCTTCTGACGATTGGCCGTGATCCCGGAGAAAACAAACGCAAATGCATCTGCGGATTGCTGGGAATACGACGTATCTACACCAGCGGAAGCTTGAATAAATTTGATTTTATCTGCCTGCATCTGTTCTAACAGCCATTTTGCTGTGATCAGATTATGCGGCTGCAAGTTGAAAACAAGCCCTGTCGCCCGGCCCCGCAGACCTTCGATTTTGTTCTTGTAGAGCTTTGTTCCTTTGGGGACGCTGTTTATAATCTGCTGCACCTTATCTGGCGGTAGGCCTAAATTGTGAGCAAAAGAAAAGAACCAATGCACCCAACCGGGCTTTGGTTCTTCTTTGAGCATTTCTAAAATTTCTTTTGGAGTTTCTTCCTCCCACTCCGGAAGCGGTCTGGAATGGTTGATGTATTCCTCGTATACCGGCAGGCCAGGGTCATCCGGGTTCAGCGTGGCGAGCAGGTAATCACAGCGCATCGACGCTTCGCGTACAAACTCCATGTCCGCAATATTGATCTCGTCAATATACAGGCATCCGTACTGGCCGCCCAGTGCCTTTTTCCAGCGGGCTTTGTTGTCATAACCGAGAACATATATCACCTTATCGCCAGATGATGGGTGGAATAGCAGATGGGGGAGGGAGTTTTTGCCCTTACCGCCGGCATTGTATTCGACCAAGCTCCCAAAGTCATCAAGGATGCCAAGGTCTTTGTTGATAATGTTTTTTTCAATCGTCCCTAGGTCAAGACCGGCCAAGATGTGGATCTTCTTCGGGCTCTCGGCCACGCGCAGCATAAACTTGAACAGGCCGACAGTCGTCTTTCCTGCTGCCGTTGTGCCTTCAAGAAATTCAACTGGCGCATTGCAACGCAGAAATGACTGGTACTTATCCGACAAGATCAGCCGGTCATCCACCGCCATTCCCCCGAAGCTGGCTCAAAATGTCGTCAAGCTTCTTCTGGCCAGTGTCGAGTTGGCCTTTCACCTCAACCCGATCGGTAAACATCCCGATGTGCTTGCCCAGCAGTTCCAACGCCTTCAACTTGTCGGCCAGCCGGATTTCTCGCTCTACGATTTCTCCGTCATCCGTCGGAATGTTTTTGACCTTAACGCTGGAAATGGCCGCAGTATCGTCGGCACATGCTCCATCGATGACCGTCGCTTTGTTCATATCAATCACATCAGAGGCGTTTACAAAAGCAACTCTGGCCAACTCGCGGACGACGCGGTCAGCATTTACACCGGTGCGCTTTGACCGTTCCGCCATCGCTTTGTCTATGCGCGCGCGTATTTCAGGTTTTTTCAGGTTTTCACTTCCCACCGATCCCGCACTCTCGGGTTTGTATCCTGCACGAATTGCAGCCTGCGTCGCATTTAAATCAATGAGGTATTCTTCGCAAAAGAGTTGCTGTTTCTTGGTCATTCGCCACCTCACCACCTCATTTATAATTTATATCGGTACAAAAATAGCGAACCGCCTGGGGAAAGGCAGTCCGCTGGTATTGGTTTAGTTGCCGGAATACTGGCCTCCGGCGGAGCCTCGCGTTGCTCTTCCCCGCGCAAGTCAGCCTTTCGGCAATCAAGGTTTTTGGTGGGGCTCCGGGATTCGAACCCGGTCTCGACCTGTTGCCCCACGATAGTCCCCGGTATTACCGCCCCGGGGAGGCGGTGAAAAGAGAGAAAGGCATGAATGAGACTTGAACACATCTCATCAACTGTATGATATCACATATCGATGCGACATTTGCGACAATATTAATTTCTCTCTAGGTATCTATAGCAAATTTTGCTTACGCTTTTATCCGTATGGTTTCCACCCACGCTATCCGCAACCTGCTGCCAGCTGAGGCCATTGACGTACCGTAAGGACAATATCTGCCGTGTAAGGCTGTCCTCCACGCCATCTATGTACGCATTCAGCCGGTTCATCTCATCCCAGCAGCGAGCCTTGCGGTTGTCGATCATTGACCGCAGGTCAGCGATCCGCACGGCAAAGCGTCCGACCTTATCCGACGTTCCGCTGCCGTGGGGCATGCCGGTGATCACCTGCGTGGTGCTCTCGGCCAGACATTCCAGCTCTTCAAGTTGCCGCTCCAACTGCACAATCTCCCGATTCAGGTAATACAGTTGGGACATTTCCTTGACGGTCAAAGCTCACCCCTCCCTCTGATTGTCCGCCCTGAATAGCCTTTTGTTGCAGACTGCGCAATAAGCATAGGCACCATTGCGATAACTGAGCAGGTTGTACATGCCGCTGTTGTCCGCTTCGCTGCCATCAAATCGATAGAAGTATCTAATCATCCCACGAGCATAATCCTTGGTGTAGTACCCAACATCTGACCCGCAATAAGGGCACCGAGAGTAGACATCCGGGTCAAGCTTTATGTTCTCGGCGTCTTTGACGGTCACTTTTTCACCTGCTTTCGGGGCAACTTTTTAAGATATTCAAAGCTGGCGTTCATCGTATCGCCTGTACGGCGCAGATAGTTGAACAAGCCGT